CCAATGTTCCTGCGCCGTCTAGCCATTACTTACTCTTTTTCTTCTTTGACATTCCCGCTTCGCTCATTGCAATAGCAACAGCCTGCTTCTTTGATTTAACAACTGGACCTTTACCAGGACCCTTCTTACCTGAGTGCAACTTTCCTTCTTTGTACTCCTTCATAACCTTTTCAACTTTGCCTTTTGCTTTTTTAGTTGCCATCATCATCCTCTTCTACTTGGTCATCTAATTCTACCGCATTAAACTCAAAGAGAGATGGGTCTAATAACTCTTCAAAATTTCCCAAGGCTAGTTTGCGTATGCTTGGAACTGAGGATCATTTACTAACTCTTCTGAGTTGACTAGATTGCAGTCTATAGTTACTACTGAATAACGTTCGGCGTATCTTCCACGAGGCAATACTCTTGTAGGTACAAATACCTGATCTTGGAATACAACACGATCCTTGATGTGTTGATTTGGATCAGTAACCATTGCTGGAATAAGTCTATTTATATCTGCTACAGAAACAACGAGGCGCAGAGTATCTACTACGTAGAATCCTCGTTCATTCATTATGTTTGTACCACGCATTAACTGCGCCAAAATTACGGGCAAATCAAATGGGTCATTCCATCTACGACCTTTAGTAGGATCTTGATTTGATACATCGTAAACTGGATCTACATAATTTGCGTAATCTGCAGCAAGGGCTGCATCATCCCAAGTCCACCAATCAACAATAGTTCCAATAGGGTCACGAAGTTCATCGACCATGCCCTCATCCATAGAGAGGGTTTCAAACCCTATTTTAAATCGTCCTTGGACTTTAGAACCACGCATGATGTTGATTATCCTTTATTAAATTTAAAAATAAAGGGCAAAATTTAATCTGTTATTTCTACCCAATTCAAAGTACTTTCAGACCACTCGTATCTTTCGCCCGATGTAGGCATAGGAATAGGAGGTTCCCATTTAAAAGTTTCTTCATTTAAAACCCAAGAGTTATATATTTGTGGTGGAATAAAAACATCAAATTCTTCACTATAAAGAGAACCTATTAGAGCATAGTTTTTACGATAATTATTGTTATAAGAAGTTCTTTTACACACTTGACCTTTTCTATTACTATAGAAACTTTCCCAAGCCTCAGATGATCCACCAACCTGTGTGCCATCTAAATCAGTTTGAATTATGTTTTCGTCAACTCCAGTAATTACTTCAGTAACTATATTATTTTCATCTAAAAATGCGTAATGTGCCATTATGCCCAACTCACATTTCCTGAACCAGCAGTAATTGTGGCACGTTTGTAACCGCCACTTGCTGCACTTTCTGAACCTGTTAAACCTGCGCCAATAGTAACTGAGAAAGCCTGTGGATATCTTAATATAACTATACCTGAACCACCTGTACCACCGTTGTTACCATCCATACCATTGCCAGCGTTTCCAGTATTAGCACCAGCATTAGAGGCACTACCTCCTGTGCCAAAATTAAAACCAGGCCCACCACTTGCATAAGTTACGGATGAACCTGTAATCTCAACACTTCTTCCACTTCCAGCAGATTGTAAGCCACCTGCTGATCCAGCACCTCCGCCACCGCCAGTCCGTGATGGTTGATTTGAACTACTGCCTTGCCCACCAGCATGCCCCTGGCCCGATGTTCCGCTACCTGCTGATGAAGTAGGAGTATGTGAAGAGCCACCACCAGAACCACCATTGGCTCCAGTTGCTCTGGTATATGGAAAACCGCTAGGCGAATTTCCACCACCACCACCACCTGTTGTACTAATGCTTGAAAAACTTGAAGCAGTACCATTTCCACCAGGACCGCCCCATTGAACGCCGCCACCAGCACCAATAGCAATACTATAATTAGTTCCTGGCGTTAAAACTAAAGCCGATTCCACAGTGCCTGGCGTACCACCACTAGCAGTTACAGTAGAGCGTAATCCTCCAGCACCGCCACCAGCACCACCACTAGAACCGCCACCAGCACCACCAGCAACAACTAAATAATCAACTAACAATTGAGCAGGAGTGCTTGCTGCATTACTTGCAGAACTTTGTTGTGAATTTCCAGTTGAATTTTCTGCCCTTACCGTAAAAGTATAAGACGTTTCAGGAGTTAATCCCGAGACCGTAATTGGCGAAGTTGCACTTGTACCTGTAACAGAACCAGGACTAGATGTGGCCCTAAAAGTTGATGCAATACCACCTCTAGTAGCGCTAGTAAACGCTACCGTAGCAGTTGTTGATGAAGTAACCGTTGCAGTGCCAACTGTTGGTTGATCTGGAACATCGGTAATCTTTGTAGCACCTGCAGATGCGTCATTGTACTTCTTGCCAGTTAAGTTAGAATCACTAGCCTTCCGTATTGCCATTAGGAGATCTGACTTCCATACGCTGAGAATGACATTGTGGCTGTAGATCCATACACACGAATGCGATCACCAGCAGCAAGAGTTAATCCAACAGTTAGAATAACTGAATCTGAGGCTGCAACTGTTGCGCCATAGACAATCCAATGTTTATCAGTAGCACTTGATCCTGTGTCTGCAGAAGGCTGAACAGCAATTCGATACGTTGCAGAACTACCTGCTTGATTTGTAATAACTAAGGAGGAGACTATGCTCTCAACACCTGTTGATGTGTATAGGGTTCCTTCGGTAGTAGCACCTAAAGTTGAGGTGGCTACCTGACCTAAAATTTTATATGCTGTTGCCATGTGACTCCTTAAGTAAGGTACGTATAAGGTACCTAAGTAACTCTTACTTGTACTGGTAAACAGGTAAAGGTTAATTGGTACAGGCTGGTTATGTGGGCTAAAGTGTTCCCATGAATTTGGTGCATAAATCCGTATCTCAAGGGGGCAAATTAGCGCCCCTAATTCTACCCCACTCAACCACCTCTGGTATGGGTTTAATGAATCCATCAATTTTTGTTGATGATGATGGGGATATTTTAGTAAATATTAGGCATGTAAATTACACCCTCTATCACTCCGAAAAAGATCAGAGATTCTTTAGTCCTTGGGGCCCACTCTCCTATCTACATCCTGAAAAAGATCAACGGCTAGTTACGACCAACTACTTAGGTCGTCTTGATAAAGATTATAATTTAATAAATTTTACTGAGGTTGATTACTCTAAATTTAATGTACCTCCTATCTGGGAGTTTGTTGGTGAAGAGGATGTCCGCATTACTCAGTGGGATGGTAACTACTACCTGATCGGGGTACGGCGTGATACCACGCCCAATGGGCAAGGTCGCATGGAGTACTCCAAGATTGAATTAGATAAAGAGAATTGGACAGCCAAAGAAGTTCAACGAGTCCGTATCCCGCCTCCTGTAGATGTTACATCCTACTGTGAAAAGAATTGGATGCCGATTCTTGATAAGCCTTATCATTTTGTTAAGTGGGCTATGCCTACCGAAGTTGTTTGGGCTAATCCTGATAAGTCTGAATGTAAGCAGGTACTAGTAAAAGAAACTCCGCCGATTTCTTCTGATCAACGTGGTGGTACAAATGTAATTGCTTGGGGCGATTACTACATTGCCTTTACTCATGAAGTAAAATTATGGAAAAATTATTTAAATCAAAAGGACTCCATCTACAGACATCGAATGATTGTGTGGGACAAAGAATTTAACTTTGTTGGTATTACCTCTTCCTTTTCCTTTTTAGATACGCCTATTGAATTCTGTGTAGGGGCTGCAGTCATAAAGAAGAATTTGGTTTTAACTTTTGGTGTACAAGATAATTGCGCCTTTGTTCTTGAGGTCCCTAAGAAGGTTGTTAATGGAATGATTACGGAGGCCATGTCCTATGGACGTTAGAGAGTTGACTCTAAAACTGGCTGAGAATCCAATTGATGTTGAGAATAATTTCAACCTTGCTATCGCCTACGAAGAGCAATTGCAATACGCATCGGCTGCTGGATTTTATTTACGGGCTGCTGAGTATGGGTATAAAACACACCCTCTGATTACTTACACCTCTCTGTTAAAGATGGCGTTGTGTTGGGGTGCTCAGGGAGATAGAAACCGAACCATATACAACAACATCATGCAGGCTATTACTTATTTACCAAATAGACCAGAGGCATACTTTTTGCTCTGTAGAATTAAAGAACGAAACAAGGAGTATCAAGAGTGCTATACCTATGCTGAACTAGGTCTGTTGTTTGCTACTACTACCTATAATCAGCCACTGCCAGGGTATGTTGAATACAATGGCTCATACTGTTTACTATTTGAGAAGGCTGTTGCTGGTTGGTGGATTGGGCGTAGAGATGAAAGTAAAACTCTGTTTCAACATCTATTAGATAATTACGAGATGTCTCAAGAGTACGTAAATGGATGTCTTAACAATATGAGTTTGTTTAACTAATGTTTCCTAATTGGTTTAAGGATGTAGAGAAGTACTTCAGACATGTGCCAAGTGTTCCACTTCGTGCACTGCAAATTGGAACCTACACAGGGGATGCCACGCAGTGGCTCCTTAATAATCGAGAGATCGAATATCTAGATGATGTGGATACTTGGGAGGGTAGTGAAGAAGTCGCCCATGAATCTTTGGACTTTGTTTCAGTAGAGGCTTACTACGATTCAAGATTCCCAAAGGATGGAAGAATCTTAAAGCACAAGATGACCAGTGATGACTTCTTTATTCGTTACGCTAGTTCATATAACTTCATATACATCGATGGCGACCACACCGCCCTACAGACCGCTATAGATGGCCTGAATGGCTTTAGGCACCTGGAATCAGGTGGGGTGATGGCATTTGATGACTACCTCTGGAACTACGGCGGAGGAGAATACAGAGAGCCTAAGAGGGGCGTGGATTGCGTTCTTAATCTCTGTAAGGGTGAGTACACCTTAATTGAATCTGGATATCAGGTATGGATTGAGAAGTGTTAGATAACGCCTGCTTTGAGGTCTTTCATACTGATACTGGAAATGAATTGAGAAACAAATCTTACAAGGGCATTTTAAAATCTATGTCATTCTTGCCACGCCTTGGCTCCGATACTGTGTACTTAGATACTGCCAAAAAGGCTGAAGAGTTTATTAATCAAACACCTAAATTTAAAGTCAACACCGTTACCGATTTCTGTAAGCCAGGAGAGACTTTTCCACCATCATCTGGAGTCATAGGAGTTTGGGCAAGTA